AGCCTGTAAAGGCTCATTAACTACTTTGTCGGCTATGGTAGTCCCTACCGGGGCCAATGCCTGTCGAATCCGGTCGATGGCCGCCGCGAGTGTATCGCGGGTCAATCGGGCCTAATAAAAGGTAATCCGATGGGATGGTCTATATACCATCCTATAAAGTTGTCAAGTGGTCTTCGGCGGACGCCCCATACGCTTCTTGAGGTCGTTAATAATACCAGAAGACTGCTGCTTGATTTCAACAGGAGCCGGTGTGGGCTCAAAGTGCGTCACCTGGGGCTTGCCTTCATAATCACCGCACCAATCCTTGGATGTAGTGCTTGGAAACATGCGCCATCCGGTGTTATCCCCGCGCACGGGCATGGGCGGGTTGGCCCGGCATTCGCCAATCTTGCAGGCATCCTTATGGTCATTAGGAATGGCTCGCCCAAGAATGTTGGCCGAATGGCCTTGTTCTAGCCAGAATTTGCAGTCAGAGCATTTCATGTCAGTTTTTGGTTGAGGCCAGACGATGCAACTCATTCCAATGAGCGGCGGCGGCTGATTCGCGTTTGAAAGTCAATCGGTGCATGAAGTCAGGGTCGGCCTTGAGCTTATTAATCTCACCTTGTGCCCTAAGTGCAGCAGGAAGTAGCTCTCCGGTTCCACGGCCGGTGGCGGAATCTTCCATCATGTTCATTCCAACCTTGGCGAGAAACGAAATGAAATCGGGCTCTTTACCGTATTTGTTAAACAAATCCTGAGTGCCAAACTTCCTGGCAGCAGCCTTGGCAATCTCAAGATTCATGTCGTATTTCTGGCCCCATTCCTTGCGAAGCGCAGCATCCGTGGACGCCACATCAGAGGACTCCTTTTCACGGATTGCCTTCACCTCATTGTTGGTGATGGTGTAATAGTAATCCATGATTCCCTTGGCTTGGGCATCAGTAAGGCCAAGTTTGTAAAACTGATCGTAGGTTGCCTTAACCCGATCCTTATCAACTGGAATAGATTCATCCAGCTTCACGCTTGGCTGAGAATACTTTTCAGCATTTTCTGGACGGCCAAGCGCACTATACAACTCGTTGTATTCTTTGTCGCCCCAATTCTTTTGGGGCTTTGGAATCTTTTCGGTCCCTAAAGCTCGTTTGGTTTCAACATAATTCTTAGCCAGCGTCGGGACATCCGGGATCGTCGCAAGCGATGGATCCGCCCGCATGTCTTGCGGTAGCGATTCAATCCAGCTTTTGGGTTGTTCAGGGGTGGCAGGGGTTGGCGTGGTAGCCGACGATTCAGTAGTTGCAGTCGATCCAATTGGTGCGTTGGGGTCACTCATGGGTTGTTTCTTGGTTGTTTCTTAGCATTTCTGCATAAAGCGCATTTGGGTCTTTGTGGATGTGCTTTAAGATGTGTAGAACCATGGCTCTGCGTCCCTCATTAAATGAGGATGCTTGTGGATTGATATCGAATGTCGGCTTCATAACACAGCCAACTTCGCAAAGATCCAAAACCACCAGCCTGCCAGTTTCGGTATTAAATAGTTCGTTGTAAAAGCTGTGACGTTGCTTTGCCGTCATAGAGCGATGTTGCCCATCTGTTGCGCTTCGGCCAGGTTCTTGATTGCCTTGCTTGCAGGTTCAGCCGCACCAGCAATTTGTTGCATTTGCGCCTGTTGCTCGCGGTCGGCTTGGATTTGTTGGATTTGATCTGGAGAATTGATTACGCCACGGGGAACGCCAGTATACCTGGCGGCTGCATTGGCCCATCCAGAAGCATTGATGACATCCATGATTTCCGGTTTGGACTGGGCAATCGGAATGATGTTCTGCAACCAGCGGTTCATGGACGCCAGCTTGGTTCCCATCTGGGCGCGGGCGGCAGCGGACACGTAAACAATCTTGATTTCACGGCCCTCAAGCATTGGTGGAGCCGGTGGGAACTTTTGACGCTCCATCATAAGCTCGTAGGAGCGTTCAATCAGCGGGCCATGGGTCTCGCCCTGCAACCGGCCCACAATGCCGCCCATCTTGCGTAGCTGTTGGTCAACAAGCTCGGAAACCTCGTAGGCCGATTGCCGTTCGGTCTTTTGGTTCCACTTAACCCAATCCCCGTAGAATGACCGGCGAATGGCCTGACGCTTTTGTTCGCTCTTGTCTTCGGCAAACGGAAGATCCCCGGCCACATCAACAACGCGAGGCAAGGCATCCATGCTCTCGATGAAATTAATGCTGCCAGGAGCGGTCTTGATGGGGCCAAGATAGCCGTCATTCAAGGCAAACAACGCAGGGTCAGTGCGTTTCTGGGCAGCCTTGATGATGGTGTATTCCATCCGGTTAAGCATTCGGATGTCGGGCAGGCATTTGATGGCAGGCCCGCGCCCGTAGACTTCGCCAGACAGGGTCGTCCAACGGGCCACATGGTAAGGAAGCGAGTTGTAGCCGCTTTCCTTTAGTGTGATGCCCTTCTCCTTAAGCACCCAACAAGACGCAATCGGCTTGCCACGGCTGCTTTCATTCAGGTTATCCCGGCGCGGATAAACGCCATGAATGACTTCCCACATCTTTTCCCCGTCCTTATCTTCGTAAACCTGCTCAGGCAACGGGCTATCAGGAAACTCCTGAATCAGTTGCCGGGAATCGTATTGCAGGCACCGATAGATCGTATCGATCTGGTTTTTGGAGTTTTGGTCCAAATAGCAATCGGCCAGCGGAAAAGCGCGAAAAAGCAGGTGGTTGTCCACCCACTCTTGATTGATAACGCTCGTTCCAAACCCCACCAATTCCTGATTTGCCTCGTAGATTGTTTGATAAAACTTGGAAGCCGGATGCGAGTATTGCGTGTAAATAGCGTCCGCAACAGATTCAAGCCACCCGACAACATCGGGGTCTTGATTTAGCCCTTCCGTGTCATCCGTGACCTCCAGGCTGAACCAACGATCACTGGCAGAAGTGGTGTTAGTGGTGATTTCATTGGCAAGTTCTTCGGCGGCATCGACAGCAGTGCCATCAAAGATTGCGGTGGACCTGATATCGCCAATCGGCATTTTGCGCTGGAAATCGGAGTGATGCGGAAGAACAAGCTCCCGAATCTCCTGCCATGCGCTTTCGTAATCACGACGCTTGGTTTGCAGGCGGTCAAACCTGCGAACGACCTCCTTGGCGATTGGATCCATATGTTTTCCTTAACGACGGCCAGACATCAACTGATCCAGCAACGTGGTTGGCCGATCCAGGTTTTCCTGTCGGCTGGCAAACAGAGTGGATTGGAAACCTTGCGCGACCCGCTGCCGCTCAAGAATGCGGCTTTTTGCAAGGTTTTCAGCCGCCGTGGTGGGGCTGGGAGGGGGAATGGGCTTGGGCGGCTTTGGGGCACCGCCCTTGTGGAACCTAACTACTGCATAAATGGCCGGATGTGGATCGTATAGCATTGGTTACCCTTTCCCTAGGCCAGAAACGAACACGATTTCGCTTTTGCCACCCGAAGAATGGGAGTTCAAATGGCTCGACATCCAGGAATGACTGAAGCGAGCCGGATGCTGCATAAAGAAACCAAGCATCTGGATTCTTGAAATCCCAATTTGGATCCAATATCTGATCTTCTGGAGCATTAGATTCTACTGGCCGTGCCAGTATAAAACAATCTGGCAACGAGTAGACATAACCATATAGCAAATGTGACGCAAGCACTTCCTCAAACGTCACGGTTGACGGTTCTGTAATAAAAACCTTAGCTGCTCTCTCGATTGGTGTCATTGATTTGCGCCGGGCGAGACATTTCTATGATCTTTGCCGGTTCGTAGCTATCAAATGTCTGGATTGAGATGTTAAACGTATGGTCAATGCTGCCCCTGACCTCAGTCCCCCTTAGCTTTGGATATAGATACTCAAGAAGTTTGAGTTCTATTTCGATCCTTTTGCTGGTCTTAAGCCTGAGTTTTACCTGCCCTTTTTCATTTACAAACAACTCATAAGATTCCTTGAGTGAATCCCAGATTTGTTTGTCTTTTTCTTTATCTTCCGTGTCTGGGTAATCCAATACCTCGACCAGCTTTTGCAGAAGTTGCTTTGCAGGCTCAATGTCCTGCCTGATGAGTTCTTCCTTAAGGCTGTTCCAATCAAACTGGTCAGGTGCTTTTTTGGCTTTTGGCATCAGATGTATTGAAAGTCATCCATGGCTCGCTCCTGCATCTTTTGCTTCAACCCAGTGGCATTCTTTTGCCGATAGTTCCAGGCAAAATACCTGAAGCTGGATGCGCCGTGCGACGACCAGTCATGCAGGGGTTCGTCCCTAAAGATTGGCGTAATGCCATCGCTGGCAGGCCGGGCCAGCTTGTCGGATGCGCGTTCCTTGCGGTAACAACGTAGCGCATCGACCAGCTTTTCGCATTTGATGCTGTCAAACCAGCACCGGCCAAGAATGGAGCGGACCTGTTCAATGCCGTCTACAATCTCATGCTGCTGCGTAACTGTAAACTTAATGCCCATGTTCTTTGCGGCTTCAATGCGGCTTGTTCCGCTTGTCCATTCACGAACAGCAATGTCATGCGGGGCAAAATGCTTGCTGTAAACATAGGGCTTTTCTTTGCAAACCTTGATGTAATGACGCAGTGATTCTCCGGTGTTCTCGTAATAATCGATTACACGGATCTCCATGCCGTAGGTTTGGAAGAAGCAAATGGCTGTGGCATCGCGCACACCAATGTCCCAAGCGGTCTGCACTGGCAGCTTTTCGTCATAAGGCACATTGCAGATGCGGCCTTCCGCCTGAGCTTTTGCCATCTGCTCGCCATAGTATGCTCCTTCCAGCGGGGAATCAGGGTTGTTGTAATACTCCTGCTGAATGGTGGCTTCAGACATTCCCTCCTTTCGGTCCATGTCGATATCCTTCTCGGACACCACTGGAGTGCCGTCATCACGCATCGTTTCCTTAATGGTTTGGTTTGTGTAAAACCACCTGGCCGGATCATCTTTTTGCAATTGTTCAGCCTTCATCGCTAATCGATAGGCATGGTTCTTCCCACGGATCGTCGTGATGTAAAGAATCCAACCTTTGTTTTCGCGTAAGATAGGGCGAAGATAATCGATGGCATGAGGATCACAGAGAGCATACTCAGATACAACAATGCCATAAGGATTAGTGCCCACAAGACGGTCAATGTTATCGCTGCCAACGATTTGATAAATTGAACCGTTTTTGAAATGGACCCGCATTTCATTGTTGTGCGTGCTTTCAATTAGTTGCTTTGGAATGTAATCCAAAAATGCTTTTCGATTATTGGTGTCAATGCCGTTCCAGATGATGGAGCGACCTTGTGTGAAATAGGGAAACACATGCCAGTAGGTAGCCATGCGTTGGTGCGCTTGGGCCACAATCATGTTCAATGCCAACAGGTCTTTACCCCAGCGGCGGTGGGCAATGATAACGGCCCGCTTTTGCGCAGCATCTGGAAAGAAATGACGCCACGCCCCCACCTGATAAGGGCGCGGCTTATAGTTATGCGGTAGGTTGATTTCCATTGATGTGCGATTTGAGCTTGGAAAAGAACTCCTGAATGCTCACTGCATTGTGCTGGTTGTTGTCGGCCTCAACAATCCTGGTCGTGTTGTTGTAGCTCACCACCTGGGTGCGCGGCATGGGCGGTTTGGAACTGCGTTCCGCATCGCCCTGCGCCTCGATCAGATCCTCCTCAAAGTAATCAGGATTCTGGATCAGATTGCGGAACTTGAGCGCACCGGCATTACGCTTTCCGTTGAGGATTTGCTTGCGAAGGTAACGCCAGACAAGACGCAGGTCGTCGTGCGTATATGGTTCGTGGCGGCGGTAGTTGATGAACTGACGCCATGCATCCATGCGGCAGTAGTCCAGCGTGAACCGTGCGCCGGACAGTTTCTCAAACAGTTCGTGAAAGGCGCGGATGTTTTCAGGCACATCCATGTGCGGGACGTTCATTGAGTGCCTCCTTTCAATTCCCCGGCCACCGGAGCGCGATGGCCGGGGCTGGTCAGGCTTACTTGCCCGGCTTCTTGCCCTTCTTCGGCATGATAACTCACCGTCCTTTCATTTGAGGGTTGAATTGAATTAAATGTTTTCATGGTTTGTGTTTTGGTTTGGTTTTTTTAACGATGTAATTACCGACAAAGTGACGGGTCTTTAAGACCCCAGTCCCGGCAAACTTCAGCCGCCATTGTTTGGCGTTCTTTCTTCGCTTTTCAATCTCAATCTTCCTTTGTGCCGGAGTTAGGTTTGCCCAAAACTTGCGGCTCCCATTTTTTGCCTTTTCACCAGCGGCTTTGCCAAGCATGGAATAGTCCTCTGTAAGCGGCGGGGGCTTTACCTTGAGGTCATTGCTTCCTGGCAAAAACATGGATTCATGTTTGCCAACCGCTTGCTGCATGTCTGGCTTAAACCCAGAATGAAGTTGGCTGCTCAACGCTTTGTTGAGGCTGAGGTTTCCTAGCAGTTTTCGATATTGTTCCCCGTTCATTTTTTCTTCGTTTGTAGTATTGCAGCCAACTATAGGCTATTTGGGCATTTGCATTAGCTACATCTTGTAGACCAATGCAGTTGTCACTGATGCACCCTGTATCGCGCAGATACATCATCGCGTCGTGTTCATCGAGATGATTGTCTGCTGCGTATGCTTTAAGGTGCCAGCCTGTCAAAAAGAAATCCCCGCCGTCGCTTAAGGGTGATCAAACCATGAAAACACCCTGTAGGAAACGACGCTTGGTTATTAGCCTCGGGTTACCAGCCACGGGGAAAGTGGTTAAATGGATTTGTAATGATCGGTCCATTGTTCAGCCATTGCATCAGCAATGCCCTGATAGGTCCGGCTGCGTTCCTTCCAGCGATTTTCGCTGGGTGGCATTTTGTGAACGCGGGCTTCCCGTCCATTCACAATGTTTGTTGGCTGCAAGCGCGGAAGATCCTTCAGCCAAAGGCAGGTGGCCTTGGTTTCACCGTGCCCAAATTGCCAAGGCTGAATGATTTGATCCGGCTTGCGAAAAACGGTGCTGATAATGCTGATTGGGTTTTCCAATGCAATATGTTTAATTGGAGCATTGAGAAGCAAATCAACAAACTCAAGAGCTTCTTTTTGTTCTTTTTGTTTTTTGTAAAACCATCTGGCACCAGACACGGCCAAATGTGTGCATGGAGGATGGCAAACCATCATGTCCCAACCAAGAGGCAGCACATCGCGGACATCGCATTGATGATGTTGCCCTAGTTTTTCTGTTGGAAGCAGATCGCATGACCACGCATCCCATCCTTGCGCAGCAAACGCATCGCGCACCGTGCCGCTGTATTCGCAAGCAATAAGGATTCTCACAAGGGTTCGATGATAATCAATGCGCCTTCGTCGTGCGTGGCAGCTTGTTCAGCTTTCACTTTCAATTCCGGCACAAACAGCCAGGCGTCGTCTTGCGGCAATGAGGCAGTCAAGAAGCGTTGAAGTGCAGCCGTCGAGGTCCCGCCTTCTCTTGTCTGACATAAAGACATCAATTGTAACACGAAACTGTCGATGCACTCCTCCATCCACTTCTGCTTCTTGGGATTGGTGATGAGGCGTCCCCGTGTCAGCATCTTGCTGTTCTTGAACGACGGGACGTGGCCCAGTCCTTTTACGTGCAGCCTGACGGGCAAGGATGGCTTGGTATTGTTCATTGGTAATTCTCATTGCTGTTCAGAATGAGGCGTTGGATGCGAATGCAGGCAAAGTCCAGGTCATCAACGGCAGACTGCACACCGCGATGGATCCGTTCAAGCTCTTCAATGTCTGGATCGTTTGGATCGATGTGAGGAAACGTGGCCTGAATCATTGCTGCCTGAGACAGAATGCTTCCGCGCAGCTTTTTTAGATGTTGTATTTCCATTTGCGGCGCGGCTTTTTGATTGTTTTTCCAAGCGTTTGCTTTGCCTGAAGGTAGTTGTTTAGATGCTTGATAATGAGTTTCTTTTTATACTCAATGCAGAACTTTTCGTAATCCCGCATGAACTGCTTATACAGTTTGCTTTTGGCAAACGTCTTAAAGGCAGTGGTCATGCTGAAATCCAAGATAACTTGGTAGGTTTCTGCATCCAACAATTCTTCGGTTAGCTTGGCGTATGGTTGAGTCATTGACGAATACGCTTTATCCGTCTCAAAGGCTTTTATGTTGAACGTTGGATGTTTGGTTGTTCGTTTGGGTTTCATGGTTGTTCGGGCCAGTCGGGCCAGTAGTGGGGTTTGAGGTGTGGACTGTTAAAAAAGATGACCTCGCTATGGAACTGCACCCCATCATAGCAGTCCAGCGGCAAAGAGAGGATGGACGAGATTTCCAGGTCTGGATGGTTTGCCAGCCATTTCCAGCGTTTGGAGGTCCAGCGTTGGTTCAGGCGGAACCCCATGGGGACACACAGGGCAATCTGGGTCTTGCCACAGGTTTTGACGATTTGCTCCAGAAAGACTTCCGCACCCAGTTTCCGGCCAACACCCAGGTTGAACGGGGGATTGCAGACAACAAGGTCAATCTTACCCTTGAAGTAGTTTGGGGGAAGACCAAGGAAATCTGAGTTGTGTTTGATTTCGCAGCCATGGCACTTGCATCCACGGTCTATGAACCAAAACAACATCCTGGTGTCACCGTAGCACGGGTCCAGAACGCTCTTAACGTCAGGATAAAGGTCCGCAATGAAGTCACACAGCCACATGGGCGTTGGAACATCAGAACGCTTAGGATTGGCAATGTAGTTGTTTTTGGTGACGGAGAGCGGGGAAGGCATGGTTCGTTTTGGTGCGGCGAGAATGGGGGTGAACTACGCAACGTGTCAAAGGCTTTTTTTCTTTTTTTTAAAATTTGACATTGATGTCCATGGGTTGTAAATCAACGATTGTTTTGCACAGACCGGATCGTTTTCGGAGATCCGGCAGGTTAGACCGGGGAGTATCCAAACTCCTGAAGAAAGCGGGGCGGAGCCGACGGGAACCTGACAAAAGCAATGGAAACCTGGGCTGTTCGGTCCAAGAAGCGGTAACGCAACTTGGTCAATCGGCAGAATGGGGACACCGTCATGGGCCGTATCGGACCACGCACAGTCCGCATACCACCCGCTCAAGCTCAGGACGACAGCACGGCTAGATGGGCCATGCGGGATCGGGCAGACAGGATGACCCCTGCCGCCCCCACGAAGGGCATCTGAGCAATTCTATACCAGCATACTTCCGGCTCCATACCGAAGTGCGCCAAGCTAGAATTGAGTTCCCGTGTAGCCGTTTTTACAGGGACTCATTCTGCCCACACACCTTCCTCTCCCCCCGAAGTCACCCCAAGCCGATAACATGGTCGTCACCACGCGCTTGCCGTCACCACCTGCCTGCAAGAGCAACATAGCCGGTAAGCACGAGAGCATATGCGGCTTCTAGGGAGTTTGTGCAATGGACCTCATCCGATCGGTGTTGTTTGTTCCCCCTCCGGGGGGGTGTTGAACAGTGGGTTGGTGCGAGTACTCCAGATGCACTGTGTGTAGCTGAAGGTGAGTGTAGCTGTAGGCACAGATCCATAGTGGTAATTGGATCTTTGGGTAAATAGTGGTGATTGGATTTTGGCGTCTTCTAGTTTGGCTTCGCGTGGATTGGGCTTTCGCCTTCGGCGGGGCCGGGGAGGGGGGGGGGCACCACGCGCCACGCGCCAGGTGGTCCGCCGCCCAAGCGGGCCGCCAGGCGAACGTCTACGGGCCGCCGCCCCGTTGCCCCGTACCTTAGCCTCCGCAAGGCCCAAGCGCGCTTGATGGTCCGCAAGGCTACCAGGCGACGGGAAAGGGACGAACGCGCCCGGCCCGCTTTCCGGTTCCGCTCCCGGATGTAACGATCGATCGTTGCTTGTTCGGACGCGGATGGTTTCCAGGTTTCCATGTGTTCCACATGGAACATTTACCCCAGGCGGCAC